GCGGTGAAGATGGCCGCAGACTTCGATCAGAAGATGAGCACCGTGCAGGCGAACACCGGCGCGACCAGCGCACAAATGGACCAGCTGCGTGCCGCCGCCATCGAAGCCGGAGCTTCCACGGTTTATTCCGCTACGGATTCCGCCGATGCGATCAATGATCTCGGCAAGGCCGGCATGAGCGTCACGGATATTCTCAACGGCGGCTTGACCGGCGCTTTGAATCTGGCCGCGTCCGATGGAATGGCCGTGGGGGATGCCGCCGAATACATGGCCAACGCGTTGAGCATGTTCCATCTGAAGGGCTCTCAGGCTTCCCAGGTGGCTGATACTTTGGCGGCTGGTGCCGGCAAGGCCGTCGGTAATGTCTCCGATTTCGGTGAGGCGTTGAACAATTGCGGAGCGCAGGCGAACAGTTTCGGCATGAACGTGCAGGAGACCACCGGCGTTCTGGCGCTGTTCGCGCAGAACGGCACCATCGGCGCCGAGGCCGGCACCCAGCTGAACAGCATGCTGATGAAGCTGGCCGCGCCGTCCGCCGAAGCGTCCAATACGATGAGGGAATTGGGCATCAGCGCATATGACGCCCAACATCATTTCGTCGGTATGGCGAATTTCGCCGGCCAATTGCAGAAGGCCGAAAAAGGCTTGACCGACGAGCAGCGCAACCAGGCGAACGCGACAATTTTCGGCAGCTATGCCATCAAGGCCGCGAATTATCTTTACGAGGCGGGCGAGTCCGGTGTCAACAAGTGGACGAAGGCCGTCTCCGAAAGCGGTTACGCCGCCGAGCAGGCGGCTGCGAAGAACAACAATCTCAAGGGTGATCTGGAGAATCTGGGTGGTTCGATGGAGTCCTTGATGATTTCCGTTGGTGAGGGCGCTCAGGGGCCTTTGCGCAAGATGGTGCAGGGCTTGGATACGCTGGTTGACGCGTTCGCCGGTTTGCCGTCCGGCGCGCAGCAGACGCTCGTGGTCATGGCGTCACTTGCGGGCGTGTTCGGCGCTGTGCATAAGGCCGCGGGCAATCTCAACGGCAGCACCAGCACGATGGCCAACAATATCGGCTTGGCCATCGACCCGATCCAACGTGTCAAGACCGCTTTGGCTTCCGCGCAGACCGCATTCCAGATGTTTAGGGCGTCTTCGATGAGCGCTTCCGAACAGATGGAAGCGTTCGGTACGTCTGCGTCCAAGGCGCAGTTGAAGACCGCCGGTTTCAAGGCGGTCGGCGGCAGTGTCATGAGTCTGCTTGGCGGCCCGTGGGGTATCGCGCTGACGGTGGCCGGAGCGGCGTTATCGGCTTTCATTTCTCAGCAGCAGAAGGCTAAGGCGGAATCCGAGCAGCTGGAAAGTGCCCTGGAGTCCGGTTCGGATGTCGCGTCCGAAATCGCCGGAGCCTATCAGGATATGAGCAGTGGCGGCGTCAAGTTGACCACATGGCTTGACGAGGCGGGTATCAGCCTGACCGATATGACCAGCGCGGCCATGGGCAACGAAGCCGCGTTGAAGCGCGTCAACAAGCAGATCAAGGAAATCGACAAGCCCGGCATTGGCGGAACTGCGGCAGCCGCCATCAAGAAAGCTTTGGAAGAGGAATCAAAGGCCTACGATGATGCGTCTAAGAAGGCCAATGAGAAAAGCAAGGCCGCCAAGAACGCCGTGGACGCTGACGGCAAGTCTGCATCGGCAGCGAAGGAAGCTGCCAGCGCGAACAAAGAGCTTGGCTCTTCCGCTTCGGATGCGTCAAGCCAAATCGATGATCTTGTCCAGGCGTTGTTTGGTTTGGAGTCGGGCAATCTGACTGCAGACCAGGCGGTCGACCAACTGAATCAGAAGATCGGTGAACTGTCCGACACCTGCAAGGATAATGGCGTGGTGTTCGACCAGAGCGGAAACCTGCTTGACAGGTTTTCCGAGAAGGGCACCAAGACCAAGCAGGCTTTGGAGGATATCGCCAGCAGCGCCCAGAATGCTGCGGAGAAGATTCTCAAGCAGGGCGAGAGCACCGGTTTCAGCAGCGGCGAGATCGAGCGTGCGAACGGCGTGCTGCAGGACGCGCGTGATGCGATCATCCGGCAGGCCGAAGCATCGGGCATGAGCGGCCAGGCCGCTAACGCCTTGGCAGACCGTTGGGGGTTGAGTTCAGACAGCATCAAGGCTTCTATCGACAATATCAGGATGACCGCCGACAACAACAAGGCGAAGCTTGACGTTGACGATTCCAAGGCCAAGTCGAAGACCAAAGGCGCGGAAACCAACCTTGACAAATTCAACAAGAAGATAGCGAAGGCCAAGCTCGACGCCGACGACAAGAAGGCCACAGCCAGCGCCAAGAAGGCGCAGAAGATGATGGACGACTTCAACAGGAAGCACGTCAACGCCACCATCGACGCGACCGACAAGGCATCCAAGAAGGCGAACACCGCCTCCAAGAACATCGGAAAGCTCAACGGAAAGAAAGCCACAGCCAGACTCGACGCGAAGGACAACGCCTCGCCGAAGGTAGACAAGGCCAACGCGAAGAAACTGTCAAACAAGCGCAACACCTTGGATTCCACCGACAGGGCAACGCCGAAGACGAACGCCGCGAACGCGAAGAGGCTCAACAACAAGAAGAACACCCTCGATTCGACCGACAAGGCCGGACCGAAGGTCGACGCTGTCAACCGCAAGAAGCTGAACGACAAGAAGAGCACCGCATCGGTCAACGACCAGGCGACTCCGGTGCTCCGCTCCATCAACAACTTCAAGATCGCGGACAAGAGCTTCACCGTCACGGAAAAGACGAAGAAGGAGGGTGGCTACACCGGTGGAATGTTCGCCGATGGCCACTTCCAGCAGTTCGCAGGCGGCGGCATGTTTTCCGGCTACGTGGATCCGGCGTGGGCGCCCGGCAACGGGTTGAGCGACAGCGTGTATCTGCTCAACGCTCGTCTTACAGCGGGCGAGTTCACGCACAATGCTGCGGCCACGGCTTATTACGGCGTCGATAACATGCGCCTGCTTAACGAGCGGAAGATTCCACGAGAAGTGTTTGCCACAGCCAATCAGATGACAGGCAATCAGGTCAGCGTACAGGTTGATACCGCTTCCGTGGTGGCGGCGATAACCAGCCTGCACAATGATCTTGGCGCGATTATCAGCGCCGCGTCCGATGATTCGACGGTCAGCGACCGTGACTTGGGGAGGTTGATCCGCAAATATGCGCGAGCTTGAATACACGTCGCATGATGGCACGGTCATCGACCTCAACGCCGATGATCTGTGGGTGGCTGACCTGCAGGAAATGCGCGGATACGCATGGACGTACACGCTGGCCACTCGCGGCATCAAATCGGTGAGCCGGAACGCTTCGACGGCGAAAATGACCGTCCGCACCACGGATCCGTCAAGATTGGACGTGGTGCAGACGGCTTTCGATTCGGACGTGCAGGCAGTCCGGCCTGGCACGTTGACGGTTGATGGCGAATGGACGCAACAAGCTTATGTCGTCGGTTCTTCGCTCGGTCTGGTGCCATGGCCGGAATACGCGCAAGTCGATTACACGATTGTCCTTTGCGATGGCGTCTGGCGTCGCGCGCTGCCGGTGCAACATTTCTTTCCGATGACGGCAGTCACCGGTGTGCAGATTGACCTTCCACTGGATCTGCCGACCGATTTGGCTCCGTCGAAAATCGCCTTGACGGTGCATAATCCGACCGGCAAGGCCGCTGAGTTCGCTGCGGTCATTTTCGGCCCTTGCGTCAACCCGTCTTTCCGGATTGGCGGCAACACTTACGCGGTTGATGTGACAGTGCCGGAAGGCGGTCATGTGTCATTGTCGGCCACCGGATTGCGGAAGACGATAACGTTGACGGCCGAAAACGGCGACGTTTCGGATGTTTTCGACAAGGGCGTTCGCGGCAACGGCAGTGGAAGCGGCTCATATGTTTTCGAGCCGATACCGGCAGGAGATTCGCTGTTGACGGTTTCCGGCAATTATGGAATCGACTTGACCATGTTTGACGTTTCTGGAGGTGTGCCTTGGCTGACGTTATCCTCGCCGACGGCAAGCTGACGCCACATGCGAGCGTATCGCAGGTGACGTTGGATTGGGCTTGCGGCACGGACGAAAACGATTTCGAGCTGACCATCGAAGATCCGTCTGCGCCGGAAATCGAACGTGGCTGGTATTTCTGGCTTGACGGCAGTGACGTGGGCGGACGGATCATCGACCGTCGTGTGGCTGTTTCCGGTGGCGTGTCCACGGCCACGTGGATCGGCCAATCGTGGACTGGCATGTTGGCGGCGAAGATATTGCAGCCGGACGCGAATCAGGATTACCTGACCGTCTCCGGCAAGCTGCCTGACATCCTCAAAAGCCTTTTGAAGCGCATCAGTTTGGATTCGGTGTTTACTGTCGATTCCTCCGATGCTTCCACTTTGTCGAATTGGATGTTCCAGAATCCACGCTACGTGGACGCCTACACAGGATTCCGCAATCTGCTCGCATCCTGCGGCAGACGCCTCGACTTCCAAGCCAAGGATAATCACATCCTGCTTGGCATCACGCCGGTCGGCATCATCGACAACACGATCGATTCCGACTTGGTGGATTTCAAGGCCGAAACCAACCGTCGCGCGGTGAATCATCTCATCGGCCTTGGCTCGCAGGAGCTCAAGAACCGTCTGGTGGTCAATTATTTCGCCGACGCGACCGGCGTGGTGAGTCAGACGCAGACGCTCGTTGGCGCCGATGAAGTATGCGCCACATACGACTATTCCAACGCGGATCTGGGCACGCTGCAATCCGAGACGAAGAAGCATCTGCAGGAATTGCAGACCGGAGGATCGGTCGAAGTGACGTTGTCCGATGAGGTCGGCGACGGTCTGCGTGTGGATGACAAGATTGTTGCGACGGATCAGGCTTCCGGCGTCAACGTCACCGCCGTGGTGACGAAGCGGATCGTGAAAATCGATTCCGGGATTTTGACTTCGACGTTCGAGGTCGGACTGCCTGTACAGTCGGCGAACGCGAACTATTCCGGTTCTTCCTCTTCCTCTTCGTCTTCGGGTTCGACTGGCGGTGGCGTGTCTTTGACGGCTGGCCGTGGCCTATCAATTTCAGGCAGCACGATCAACGCGGAGGTCGCTTCCGAGGATTTGGATGCCGTCAGGCAGGTCGCCGAGTCGGCGAACAGGACGGCTTCCGGTTTCGCGGCGCAGATCGGCAAGGCGAATCAGACCGCCGAGGATGCGAAGAACGTCGCCGATGCGGCCAAGACCGTGGCCGACAGTGCCAAGTCGGGCATGATGACCGATGACGAGCGGTCGAAGCTCGCTTCGGTCGAACGGGGCGCGAACGCCTACACGCTGCCGAAGGCGTCCACGGACGTGCTTGGTGGCGTGAGGGTGGACGGTTCCTCGATCGTGAGCGTTGACGGCGTCATCAGCGCTCATGTCGGCGACGGCGCTTCCGGGAGGGTCGTTTTTCCGATCGGATACGTGGTCCAGAACACGACTGGTGTTGACCCTTCCGTTGATTTCGGCGGCACGTGGAGGCAGTTGCCTTCGCTTGGTTGTTTCACTTTTGAAAGGATTGGATAGTGAAGTCTGACGGTTACTCGAAGTACGTGTGCGACAAGTGCGGCAAGACCGCCTATGTCGCCGCCGGTGACACTGAGGCGCGTGAATGGTTCACCGTGCGCCGCTATTCGGCCGGCAAGGCGACCCGCATCGCGGAAGATGTGGCACCTGACATCTACGAATTATGCTCCAAGTGCAACTCGTTTTTCATGGCGTTCATGCAGCAGGATGACGCTTCGTTTGAAGCATGGTTGAAGGAGGTTGAACAATGACCATCGAACTGGTTGACGGCAAAGCCGGAACCATGCACATCAGCAGCGAGGATAAGGCGATCATCCATCAGGCCAAGTTCTCGAAGTCCGACGTGGTGTACGACTGGGGCGACGCGTTAAAATGTTCGATGAGTTCGTCCAACAGGGCGACGATCGGCACCGGCTGCGCGTCGATCCAGGGCTTGGACTGGCATATCACGTCGGCGGAATCGGTGACGATCTCCAACGGGTCGCAGGGTATGAAACGCAATGACATCATCTGCGCACACTACCATCGAGATTCCAAGACCGGTAATGAGAATGTGGCATTGACCGTGTTGAAGGGTTCGCCGAATGCGACTGCCGCCGCTGACCCGACCATTCCGTCAGGGAAGATATTGTCCGGCGCGGTTGACGCATACATGCCGTTGTGGCGTATTCCATTGAATGGCATCACGGTCGGCACGCCGGTACGCCTGTTCACACCGAGGGGGGCTTTGTGGGATTCCGTAACCCTGTACAACGCGAAGGGCTTCACGGTCATCCGCACCGGCATGATGATGCTCGTCAAATACTCCGGCAATATCGGTAATGGCAGTTGGGATTCAGTGCAATGCGAATACGTGCTGCCCGTCGAACTGCGCCCTCCGGTCGAAGTCAATGCGATGGTGTGCGTATCGAACGGGCAGACGGCGAGAATGCTCGTCGTCAATCCGAACGGAACCATCAGATGCGCGAACATGGGAGCCGCGGGTAGCAATCAGGGTTGTGTCGGCTCACTCTGCTATCCGATCCCATGAGGATAGTTTTCCGTAACCCTTGAACGGCAGATCTGGCATGGGCCCTACGGCATGACGGTACATCTCGCCAAGGTCGGAAT